GATCCAATATATCTAAACTCGACCAAGCAATAACTTTTATCAAATCGCCCTCATTAGCACCGCTTGATAAAACAATATTCGTTCCACTCGTCGCAGTAGCATCTGTATTGCTATCCGTAATTAGCAACACCCCATTCATAAAAACCTGAACATGGTCAGGATCGTAATTCACTGTAAATGTTGTCTGTCCTTGGGTCGCTGTGAAAAGCGTTGACGTATAAGTCTGTGGCTTTAAATCATCGCCAGTCGCCGAGGAAAAAATGACAGCATTACCACTTAAACTTAACGCATCGCCGCTATTGCTACTTTCCTGAGAATTGCGAGTCAACGTGCTAGTCGCAGAATCAAACGTGCCTAGACCAATCTCCCAAGCACCGCCAGCGTCTTCGATGACGTAACGAATATAGTCACCAGTTGCGGCCCCCGCATTGGTAAACGTCTGAAACGAATGAACTGCGCCAGTCAACACCAAATTCCCAGTGCCAACGGTGGACGTGGTTTCTTTCGCTCTGTTAAGCAGCTTAATAGGCATGATCTATCCTATGAGAGAGTTGTAAAACGCCAGTGGCCTCACTGAAATCCGCTGACCCAAGTGTGACCGTACCAGTGCCAGTGGTCGCTGTTGCAACTTTTACTCGGTTCGCTAGTGCGACCATTTTAGCACCTCTTATGCTTATGAGATTTGCAGAACACCGTTCGCAGCAGAGAAGTCCACTGTGAGGCTGTCGCCATCGTTAAGCGTCAATGATGAGCCGTAATCGTAGTAACCGATAAGTGGATCAGCAGGTGCAGCAACGGTATCATTATAGATGTAAACATAGCGGAACGGGCCAGTTGAGCCGCCGCTTGATGTCAATGTAATGTCAGCCAAGACCAACTTATATGTGCCGCTCGTCTGCGTTGACGAAGATGTCGTCACATTACGAGACGAAAGGTTCGTGTAGGCGATCTGTGTCACGTTCGCCAAGACACCGTTACCATCAGTCGTCGGGTTTGTTCCCTCTGAAGCTGGTGCTGTGTTTGATAGTGCGACAACGATTTGATCGCTCTCAAGGTCCATGTTGTGAACGGCATTTTTGACAAAGTCGTTCACCTTGTTGAAAGTAGCCATTCTACGGCCCTCCAGAGGTTAAGTTGCATATGCCCGCTCAACTTATCACACATCACTGTGCAGGTAAATCATGCAGGTTTAGTCGGCCACACTGGGTTGCGTGGGTCTGTTGTGTTGTTGGGCAGGTCACGCAGGGCTTGACGGTATGTCGCCCAAGCTTGGCTGTCTACTGGAGCGTCAGGGACTTGGGTCCAGTCTGTTGACTGGAGCCTTATATTGCGAGAATACTTCAGGTCTAGCCAAGCACGGTCAATATCTTCCTGCTCAATCGTAGGGGCAGGGATGTCCACCACGGAGCCATCAACAACCATCTTGGTACTCTGATCGTAGTGGCCATCAATCAAGCCCTCACCATCCTTGGCAGAGACATTATCCTGATCTGAGTTGCTGCCTTGACCAGTGAAGCGGCCCGTCTCCAAGTTGTAACGTGAGTATTTATACATCATTTCTTCAACTCCGTGGCAACAAGAAGTATTGTTGGGGTTAATGTAGCATCCCCGAATGGTCTGCCATTAGCAACCTGAACGTGGAATGTGGTTGAAGTTGCGTCAGTTGTTGTGTTGGCGATTACACAAGGCACAGCTAGCGTTTCAGACGCCCCTGATGGAATAATTTGACTGTATTCCTCCAAGACGGTCCCCCCCTTAAGCAACCTAATATTTGCAGAAGAAGGCGAGCCTTCCCCACCAATCCCTCCAAAAATTATTTGACCAGCAGCCCACAAGATAACTTGATTCCCTGAGTCAGTTGATAATGTCACACTCGCTACTGTTCTATATGCAAAAGTTGTTGAGGCGGAGATAGTCCCCTCATCAACTCCTGTATTGGATACAGCCCGATCCGCAATTTTAATTGTATCAACCTGAAGGTCACCAATCTTCGCAGACTGAATAGCACCGATGGCTATGTTGGCCGTATTAACCTGAAGGTCGCCAATCTTAGCAGATGTAATAGCACCGTTGGCTATGTTGGCGGTATCGACTTGAATTGTGCCAAGGTTGGCCGTAATAGCCGACAACTCAGACACATTTAGCTTATCGGCAGTTACAGCGCCAGCAGCAATCTTGTTTGCAACTACAGCCCCAGCTACCAACTTGTCAGTAGTTACAGCGCCAGCAGAAATTTGATTTGCCGTTACTGAATTGGTTTGCAGCTTCGGTGTTGAGATACTGCCGCTTGCGATCTTCGTCTCTGTTATAGAGCCATCCTCAATCGCGGTATATAACTCATTCGACCACGCCGAACCTGTCCAGCGATAGAGCGTGTTGTCTGTCAGCAGAAAGACGATCTGCCCCTCAAAGTCACCAGAGGCGGGCAGTGAGTTAACGGGCGTAACACCTGCCTGCTCAATCGTCTCAAGCAGGCTTGCCGTGAGGTCTGCGCCCTCGATCAGCGCGGTTGTGGCTGAGACTGGTCCGACAAACGCTGACGGGTTGCCAGACAGATCAACAGAGCGCACCCAGTAAAAGCGGGTGGCGTTGTTTGACAGGTTCGCACGGATAAACTCGTTTCCCGATGTCTTGCCAATGCTTGATGCACTGCCCAAATCGCTGATTGTGTTTTCGTAAACCTCGACTTGGCTAAAGTCATAATCAGTCGGGGTGTCAAACGATACCGTGATGTATTTATACCCGCCCACAGCCGAAAGGTTTGTTGGCACGGCAGGAGGCACGACATCTCCGCCACCAGTAAATGTGACGGAGGCAAACGGACCGCGATAGCCGTTCGCTGAGACAGCGCGAACCCTGAACGTGTATTCCACGCCATCAATAATTGGTGAAAGCTCAATTGCGCTTTCGGAGGTGAAGGTTGAACTGTAAGAGCTATCCGCCGTTGGCTTCCACTGCACCTCATACCGCTCAAGGTAAGCGTTCGTGACATCCGACCAGTCCACAAGCGCTGTCGAAATGCGCGTCCCATCGCTTTGTGTCAGACCACCTTCATTGACTGACAGCCCCAAGATGCTCATGCCAGCCGTGTAGACAGGCAGCGTTGTGTTGTTGGCAATGATTGCCGTTTCTTCTGCGTTCCACTCGAAAGCCGCCGCGCTTGTCTCTTGTAGCGTCAGGCTTACCCGAAGGTCGCCCGCATCTTGATTTGACTCAAAGCGCCAGCCCATGACTTCAAACTCTTTGCCAGCGAAGCCGTAGCGCTCGTTGTCAAATGCAATGATGTCGCCAACCTCGATGTCAAAAGCGTTGAGGCCAAAGTCAGCAGAAATACTGATCTGCTCACGGGCGCGGTAAAGCGTCAGCTTGGCAAGGCGCTGCGCCGCCGATGCTGATGTCGTAAAAGGTAGTGGCAGGTCAAGCATAAGCTCGTCGCCGCCATCCTCGGCTTTGAATGTGTCACTATGGATCGGCGGATAGTCGGCTGTAATGAAGTCCTGCTCGGCGTCGTTGAACGTGCCACTAACACCGTTGAAGCTGTCACGCAAAGATGTGCGCGTCTTCATGGAGATTGGGCCGCGCAGGTCATCAAGCGTCAGAGTTTTGACGGGCGAGCTGTACGCGCCAACTTTAAGCTTCCAATATCCAGACCCCCAGAACAATGTGCCTGCGCAGGCCGTTGACATGTCGCCAAGCACCTTGCCAATGGGCGAGCTTGCTTTGACAATGCCGTTGATCGTGTAGCGCTTCTCTGTTCCGCCGCCAGAGAGAGCGATATTCTCGTCGCTCTCGTTGGCCGCGACTGAAAAGCTCACATCGTCAATCGCGCTGTCATTCAGGCCATACTCGCTGACAATAAAGTCACGCATACAGAGAGCCGCGTTGTTGCTGTAGGCCGTAGTGCCAGTGCGCGGATCGTAAACCTTCTTGCCTTGAATTTTGGCCGTGACCAGCGGGAGACCGTTGGCAAATACGTCTTGGTCATATTCATAACGAACGTAGAGATAGGCAATCCCGTTGCCGACAAAGCTTGAAGTGACCGAAGTCTCGCTCACCAGATCAGCATCAGCAACGGTCTGATCGCCAAGGTGCTTGCGAATGCGGATCT